GGCTTCAATGATGAAGACGTGACACAATCACGTATCGAAACCGGATACGTCGATCACATCGTCTTCGACAAGAACAAAGGCTTTGAGAAGTTCAGTGACATTATCGATGACGCGCTGAAGTCGCGTAACGGTGTCATTCAGGTCTATTGGGAAGACAGAGAAGAACGCGACGAACATAAGTTCGAAGCAATGTCTCGCGAGGATGTTGAAGCCCTCGCGGCCCAGGAAGACGTGCTGATCGAGGCCGATCTGGACGAAGGCTCCTTAGAGGGGCAAGAGACCTACAGCGGTACATGGACGCGCGTTATCGACAACTCCGGTATCGTCATTGAGAACGTCCCGCCTGAGGAATACTTCTCAGAGGGAACGAAGAAGCGTCGTGAAGATGGCGCTCGTGGTCGAAAGGTCCTCAAGACGCGCGGAGAACTCCTCGCGGAAGGCTATCCTAAGTCCAAGATTGACCAGATCGGCGCGGACAACGAGCTTAACCTGTCGTCCGAGAAGCAGACGCGAGAACTGGAAACTTACGACGCTGGCGCAACCGACCAGCCAGTCCAGACTGCGCTTGAGCAGATTATGCTCTGCGAGACGTTCATGAAGCTGGACTTGAATGATGACGGAAAGACCTCTCTCTACCGTATCGTCCACGCAGGCGGTGTCCTGCTGGAGATTGATGAGGTAGAGGAAGATAACTTCGTCACCTTCACACCGCTTCGTCGTCCGCATTCTCAGTTCGGTAACAACTTCGCCAAGCGCGTCGTGCCGACACAGAATGCCCGAACGGTGCTCACGCGCGCCATTCTGGACCACACAGCGACCACGACCAATCCTCGCTGGCAAGTGCTCAACGGCGCTGTAGCGAACCCACGAGAACTCCTCGATAACCGCCTTCGCGGCATCGTGAACGTGAAACTGCGGGACGGCATCGCGCCTCTCCAGTATCCGAACATGAACCCCTTTGTGTTCCAGACCCTTGAAATGCTGAAAGGCAACAAGGAGGAGAACACAGGCATGTCATCCCTCTCACAGGGATTGAACAAGGACGCCATCTCCTCGCAGAACTCGCAGGGTCTCGTTGATAACCTCGTCACGCTCTCGCAGGTCCGGCAGAAGATCATCGCGCGCAACTTCGCGTCGTTCTTGTCTGACCTGTTCCTTAAGGTCCGCAAGCTGGTCCTTGAGAACGAGAAGCGAGAACGTGTCTTTGAGTTCGACAACGCCTTCCAGACGGTCGATCCCCGCAAGTGGACGCCTACTCGCGAAGTCCAAGTATCACTGCACATCGGATACGGTGAGCAGGAGAAGGAAGCAGCGAAGTACGCGCAGCTTTGGGGACTGCTTACGCAGGACCCGACCGCGAAGATGTTCTGTCCTCCTCAGCAGCAACACAAGCTGCTCGTTGACGGGATGAAGAAGAACGGGTTCGCCAACGCAGCGGATTATGTCATCACGCCGGATAAGGTACAGCCTCCGGGTCCAGACCCGCTTGAGATGAAGCGGCTTGAAATCGAAGACAAGAAGGCTGAAGCCGCATTGCTGACTGCAAAGACAGCACAGGCCAAGGTCGAAGGTCATCAGGAAATCGAGCAGATCAAGACGCAGATTGCGGCACTTCTCGCCTCAGTCAAGCAGATGACGGCCGAGCGTGACGCTGACCGCAAGGATATCGACGTAGCAAACAAGGTGAACGTGTCGCAGCGTGAGCTTGAGCTTGCTGAGACCGTCGAACCTGTGAACCAGAAGGCCATCTTCAGTGCCAACTCCTAATAAAGGTCATCCCGTATGAACCCGATGCTCAGGGCAATGTCCCTATTCGGTCGCGGTAGCTTGTCGGGAGGTCTGAACGGCTTTGCCTCTGGCTCTCCTGATATCTACTCCACCCCGGAGATTGCGGAACGACAAACCCGGTATGACGCTGCACGAAGCGCAGACGCCATGCCGAAGTCGAACCCAATGGACCGTATCAAAGATGCGTTCACGGCACTGAAAGACATGCACAAGGACAACGGACCTGTGCTCGATGCTTCACAGATGCCGTGGCTGTCGTCACTGACGTTCCCTATGCAAGCGCCTGCAAGCTCAGGCTTCCCCTCCGCTCCCATGAATGCAAACGCACAGGCTTCTGTGCCAATGCCCATGCCGAGACCGGCCGAAGCTCCGCAGCAGGACCCGATGATGAGTGCCTTCCAGCGCAACGCAGCGCTTCAGAAGGACCCAATGACCGGCGAGTTCCTGGACCCCGAGATGGCCGCGAAAGCGGGACCCGGTATCTTCCAAGGACTGTTCGCTTAACAGAGACGCGGGAGGCCCAACGGCCTCTCGCCTCCTACGAGGCACATGACCCCTGAAAGTGTAATCGTCCAGCGTGGAGAGTTCGTTGAGAACTTCATGCGGAGCGAGACCTTCAACGCGATCTATCGCGAATACACCGACGCGGCGCTACAGCGCCTACTCAACTCCCAACCACACGAAACGAAGCTGCGTGAGTTCGAATACACGAAGATCACAGCAATCAGCGAGTTCGTGAACCATCTCGCGTCATTGGCTGAAGCCGGTGCCGTCATCAAAGCCCAATCCAATTCGCAGTCTGACGAAGACTGAACACAAGAGAGACTGAACTGCCCATGTCAACCATCCTGAATCAGGACGTTGCTAACAATGACACTTTCGCTGAGTTCGATGAAACGGACGCAGCAGACGCTTTTGCTAAGTTGTGGGATGAACCAGACGCGGAGACGCCATCTGGAGCCGACGACGAAGACAAGAAGAAGAAGGCTGCAAAGCCCGAAGACGATAACGAGGACGCCGACGAAGGCGCTGAAGGCGACGACGAGAACTCCGAGGAAACTCCAGAGGACGAGGACGACGCTGAAGGCGATGACGAAGGTAGTGACGACGAGGAAGATGCTGACGACAAGGTTGTCATCAAGCATACGGTTGACGGTGAAGAACGCGAGTTCACCCTTGGTCAACTGAAGCGCCTCGCTGGTCAGGAAGCCTCCCTCACTCGCAAAGGTCAGGAAGTCGCAGAGACCCGAAAGAAGGTCGAGGAGCAGGCAACATACCATGCTTCCGGTCTGAAGGTTCTTCTCGACCGCGCCAAGGAGCGCTTCGCTCCATACGCCAAGATTGACCTGCTCGCTGCTGCCAAGGACCCTAACATCTCCGCAGAGGAGCTTGCCGCAGTTCGAAATGCGGCTCAAGCAGCCTATGCCGATGTTCAGTTCCTGGAGGGCGAGCTTGGGAACGTCACTTCGTTCCTACAGAAGCAGCAGCACGAAGCGCTGGTCGAGGAAGCGAAAGAGGCCATTAAGGTCCTCTCCGATCCGAAGACCGGCATCGAAGGCTGGAGCGAAAAGCTGTACGGCGAAATCCGTACCTTCGCGACCGATAACGGCTTGTCGCCGGATATCGTGAACAAGCTGGTCGATCCTGCTGCAATCAAGCTCATCAATATGGCGCGTCTGTACGCCAAGGGTAAGTCGAAAGTAGTGAGCGAGAAGTCGGACAAGAAGAAAGCTCCGAAGCGCATCGTGAAATCAACTGCCACGGCTGCAACGACCAAGAAGGCTGTGAAGTCTTCAAAGAACAATGACGCCTTTGCGCGCCTTCAGAAGTCAGGCTCCGTCGATGACGCCGCAGACGCCTTCATGGCGAACTGGTCTCAGGGCGACGAAGACTAATCCATACCTAGCAAAACAAGAAACGAAGAAGAAGAACAATGCCTGCTCAGTATACCTCGTATGATGTTGTCGGTAAGAAGGAAGACGTTTCTCCGATCATCTCGAACATCACCCCGACCAAGGCTCCTTTCACGTCGCTGACGAAGCAGGAGACTGTACACAACACCCTGTTCCAGTGGCAGGAAGACAAGCTGCGTGACGTGGCCGCGAACAAGCAGAAGGAAGGCTTCACCGCCACGCCGACTGCACGCACCCCGACCGTCATGCGTGATAACGTCACGCAGATCATGCAGGACACCTTCGAAGTGTCGGGCACCAACGACGCCGTGTCGAAGCACGGTCGCGGCAAGGAAAGCGCTCGTGAAGCCGGTAAGGCTGCGGCGGCTCTGAAGCTGGACCTTGAATATGCCATGACTGGCTCCGGTCAGGATAAGGTCAATCCGGCCGACAACGACACTGAGCGTCAGTTCGCTGGCGTTCAGGCGCAGATCGACGCCACCATGATTACCTACACTGGCGGTACTGGTACGGCGATCAGCGAGGCTAACTACCTCGATGCGTTGCAGGACTGCTACGACGCTGGTGCCGATCCGACGACCACGCTTGTCACCCCGACCGACAGTCGTGTGTTCGCTGGCTTCACTGGCTCGTCCGGTCGCTCGCGTGTCATCAACGATGGCTCCAAGACCATCGTGAACGCTGTCAACCTCTACGTCTCGCCGTTCGGTGAGGAGAAGATTGTACTCAGCCGTCATCTGAAGGCTGGTGACACTCTCATCTTCGATCCGGCGATGTGGAAGCGCGTAGTGCTTCAGGGCCGTAACTGGTTCCGTGAGACGCTGGCGAAGGTTGGCGACAAGACGAGCATGATGATCGTTGGTGAGTTCTCACTGAAGCACATGAACCGGAAGGCTTCGGCCTTGGTTCGTCGGGCTGCTGCGCCGTAATAGCGCTCAGTGATTGCGGGAGGGGCCTAGGCTCCTCCTGTCTCTCCTCCAATCTCTAAGGACCACTCTATTGCCTCTCGTTACTGCACCTAAGTATTCCATAATCACTGACATTGACGAAGCGAACGCTTGGTCGAAGACGCCACAAGCGGACAGCGGCACTGCCGTTGCCACGGCTGGCGCAGCGACCCTCGACAAGTTTGGCGGCGTCATCACGTCTGAAGCGCTGACCACGGCTGCGGCTGCGGTCTATACCCTGACCATTACCAATGCCAAGGCTGCGGCTGGTCAGATTGCTCTCGCATCCGTGTCGAATGGCACCAACAGCGCTGGTCAGCCGGTCATCGTATCTGTGACCCCTTCGGCTGGTTCTCTCGTCATCGTCGTGAAGAACGACCATGCGTCTGCGGCACTGAACGGCACCATCAAGGTTGCCTTCGCTATCGTAGGCTAACGAACTGAAGCCCTGCCCTCGTGGTGGGGCTTCCACTTTGGAAACATGCAAGAACAAATCATCGAAACGAACGTGGGCCTCCTCCGAGGACCCGGCGACGAACTTGGCGTGGTTTACACCCAAGAGATTCCTGACCACTTCATTCAAGACATTCAAGACCGCTTCACAGGCGCTAACGACCCAACCGGCAACATGCTGTTCGTCGGGTCCGTACCGGCAGCCGTCGCGGATCGTTGGATGCGTGAAGGCTACAACGTCTTCGAGGAGCCTATCGCAAAGACACTAGCGAAGCTCCGTGCAGAGAACATGGGGAAGTTCATCGCAACTTCCAAGCAAATCTAAGAGACCTCTCACATGAACTACGGTGAACTGAAGACCCAATTCCTGGGGCTGCTGAAGCGGCGCGATATCACGGATGCACAGGCCGATACATTTCTCCATCAGGCTATCCAGCGCGTTCAGCGCGTTCTCCGTATCCCTCCGATGGAGAAGTCCATTGCCGTCACCTATGATGGCAATATCTTCCATGACGGTGAAATTTCAATCCCGGCAGACTATCTGCGGCTCATCTCAATCACGGCAAACGACCGTGAGTTAAAGAACCGGGATATCACTACCGTCCTTGAAGACGCGAAACGCACAGGACGCCCTACAGGCTTTACGCGCCGTGGAGGCTCTTGGAAGTTCGGTCCAACTCCTGAAGTCGGGACTGTCTTCAAGATCGACTACTACGACGAGTTCAGTGACCTCGTAGCTCCATCAGACACCAACTACCTGTCTCGCGGCGCGAACGACCTCGTGATTTACGGGGCGCTCTCTTACGCCTGCGACTGGTTCATTGACAAGCGCGCAGCGACTTTCGAGCAGCGCTTCAATCTCATCAAGCAAGAGATTCAGGATCAGGCAGACCAAGACGCGCTCATGAACGCTCAGGTCTCCTCTGCCTACGAATTTCCCGAAGACTAAGAAGAAGGTGTAATGGGAAGCTCCTCGTTTTTCAGCGGGACCGATCCGTATGAACAGATTGATCCCGGCGCTATCGAAGCGTTCAAGGACGAAGCCGAAGCTGCTGCTGTAGCTGCTGAAGCCTCTAAGGTAGCGTCACAGGGCTTCGCGACCGCTTCACAAACCAGCGCAACCCACTCAGCGAACAGTGCGGCTGATGCAGATGCAAGTGCCGATGCTGCTGCTACCAGCGCTGCGGCTGCTCTCTCCAGTCAGACTGCTGCGGCCGGTTCGGCATCCAGCGCTTCAACGTCCGCGTCCGCTGCTGCTGCATCTAATACGAGCGCTGCTGGACACGACAGCGCGGCGGCTGCTTCTGCGGCTGCGGCTGCTGCGAGCCAAACGGCGGCGGCATCCTCCGCTTCTGCTGCGGCTACCAGTGAGACCAATGCAGCCTCAAGCGCCTCAGCGGCTAACACGAGCAAGCTGAGTGCAGCGGCCTCCGAAGTGAACTCTGCTGCCAGCGCTTCTGCTGCAAACGCCAGTAAGATTGCGGCAGCGACTTCAGAGACCAATGCGGCCTCAAGCGCCTCAGCGGCTTCAACGAGCGCAACCAACGCTGGTAACAGCGCTACCGCTGCGAACAACAGTAAGGTTGCTGCGGCGACTTCAGAGACCAATGCGGCGTCTAGTGCCTCCACGGCCTCTACCGCAGCTACGACTGCAACGAACAAGCTCGCTACGTTCCTGGGGACGTACTACGGCGCATTCGCGTCCGACCCGACCTTGGACCCCAACGGCGCGGCTCCTACGGACGGCGACCTCTATACCAACATCACGACCGGGTTGAAGGCGTATTTCTCTGGAGCTTGGCAGTCCTATTCGGCCGTCAGTGTCGCTACCGTCTTCGGACGCAGCGGCTCTGTAGTGTCCGCGAACGGCGACTACACCGCTTCACAGATCACGAACGTACCGGCCGGGACCATCGCGGCCGTCACTGTTCAAGCGGCGCTCAACGAACTCGACAGTGAGAAGCAGGCGGTATCCGCCAAGGGTAACGCCAACGGCTATGCCTCGCTCGATGCGAGCGGCAAGGTGCCTAATGCGCAGCTTCCGGCTCTCGCCATCACGGACGTTTACACCGTGGCCTCTCAGGCTGCGATGTTGGCACTCTCGACGGCAGAGCAAGGCGACGTTGCAATTCGGACGGACCTCAACAAGTCCTTCATCCTCTCGACTAGTTCCTACAGCACCCTAGCGGACTGGAAAGAGCTTCTGACGCCTACCGACGCGGTTCTATCTGTTGCCGGTCTTACAGGCGCAGTATCGGCGGGTTCGCTGAAGACGGCTCTATCGCTCACCAAGAGCGATGTAGGTCTCAGCAACGTGGACAACACAGCCGATAGCGCCAAGCCGGTTTCGACCGCAACTCAGACGGCGCTGAATGCTAAGTCCGATATCGTTCGAACGGCAGGACAGTCAGTTACCGGGAGCACGACGCTTGTATTAGGTGACGCCGGTTGTCTCATCTTCTCAAACTCTGGTTCCGCGCACAACATTACTGTGCCTCCGAACTCGTCCGTTGCATTCCCCGTTAGAACGCAAATCGACTTTATTGTCAGCGGCGCGGGTCTTCCCTCGTTCGTAGCTGGCGCTGGTGTCACGTTGCTATCCAAGAACAGCAACAAGAAGATTAGCGCGCAGAACTCTGCAGCTTCACTCGTCAAGAGCGCGACGGATACTTGGTACATCATAGGAGACCTGACAGCGTGAGCTATTTCGGCTTGGGCTTCATCTCTGCTGGCGTTGAGTTCAGCACTTGGAATCCTTCAGATAAGCACGCGAGTATCACGCTCTCGAACGGAAACCGCACGGAAGCTTCTGCATCGAACAATCAAGGCGTCCGTGCAACACTTCCTAAATCGACAGGTAAGTGGCTCGCTGAGATAACCGTAACGAGCGGCGCGAACATCATGTTCGGCCTTGGAAACGCCTCAGCCAACCTCAGCTTCTATCCGGGTGGCGATGCGAACAGTTGGGCTTACTACGGTGCCAACGGCAACATCTACACCAGCAACTCTCCTACAGGCTATGGGACAACCTATGGCGCGGGAGACGTTATCTCTCTCGCATGGGATGCTACAGGCGGTAAGCTCTACTTCGCTAAGAACGGAGTATGGCAGGCATCCGGTAATCCGGCTGCTGGTACTGGCTTCGCCTTCTCCGGTCTCAGCGGCTCCCTCATGCTTATGGTAGCGGCGGCACTAGGCTCGCAGAACACCACTCTCAATACCGGACAAGCGGCATTCACCGTCGCAGTCCCAAGCGGCTTCTCGCCGTGGACCTCTTAAGAAAGACAAATGACTGCATCAAACCGTGATGCGTCGATCAGCAAGACCCTCACCTATGAAGGCGGCTACACCAATCATCCATCCGATCCGGGTGGACCGACGAATTGGGGTATCACGATTGCTGACGCTCGCATGTACTGGAAGAAGGACGCAACGGCTGCTGACGTAAAGGCAATGCCGAAGTCCGTCGCCATCGAAATTTATCGAAGCAAGTATTGGGCGAAGATGGGCTGTGATGCCCGCCCTGACGGCGTAGACCTCGTTGAGTTCGACTTCGGTGTGAACTCTGGCGTCTCACGCTCTCTGAAGTATCGAGCGGCCATGCCGAAGCTCGATCCTGTCGCCTACGTCAAAGAGTTCTGCAAGCGGCGTTCCTCGTTCCTCCGAGGCTTGAAGACCTTTAGCGTCTTCGGCAAGGGCTGGTCGCGGCGCGTAGCTGACGTGGAAGCCACTGGCGTCAAGATGGCGCTCAAGGCTGCTGGCAAGCCGATCAACGAACCTCTGAAGAACGAAGCGAAGGCTGCTGGCAAGAAGGTCGTGAAGAACGCGACCGGCGCTGCTGGTACTGCCGTGGCTCCTGCTGGCGGCTCTCAGGCTCCTCAGCTTCCCGATGTTTCCAGCGTGGATACGTCCACCAAGGCTGGTCTCATCTTCCTGGGTATCGTTGTCGTCGGCGTCTTCGCCTACTTCGCGTGGAACGCTTATCACAACTATCAGCGCAAGCAGGCGTACATCGCCGCAGCGCAGGAAGGCTAAACTATGTGGGAGAAGATCAAAGGCTTCTTCAAGCGCCTCCGTGTGAGCCTCGTGGCTCTCGCGGTTGCCGCTATCGCGGCTCTACCGGCCGCGCTGGACTATCTCGCAGGCGTTGATCTTCGACCGATCCTCACGCCCTTCGTGGGTGAGACGACTGCTAACTTCATCGTCGGCGCTATGCCGTTCGTCCTGCTTCTCGTGAAGCCGCTCGTTCACATGATCGACGTGGAGGACCCTGAGTAATGTTCGGACTGCTCGCCATGATCCCCGGCTTCCTCAATGGGCTGGTGACATGGCTGAACAAGCGCGAGGACACGGCTCTGGAGAAGTTCAGAGTGGACACGGTATCCGGTAAGGAAGTGTCCATCGAACTCATCAAGGGTGAGATTGCTCGAACGAACTCGCTGCGTGACGTTGGCATTGCCGCCATGAACCATCCGATCTGGTGGGCCGCATGGGCGCTTGGCGTCTTCCCGGTGCTTGGATATCACGCTGCTGTCTTTTGGGTCAGCATCTTCCCCGGCCTTGGCTGGACCATCCTGAAGGTCCCACCTGACCAGTTGGAGTTCGGCAAGCTCGTGGTCCAGTATATGTTCGGTATCGGAGGCGTCACTGCTGTTACCGGCACCATCATGAGCCGATGGGCGAAGCGATGACCATTGAGCACGTAACGACCTCTACGGCCGTAGGAGCCGCTACAAGCCCTTGGTGGCTTCCGGGTCTCCAAGCTGTCTCAGACGCCTGCGCCATCGCACTGCCGATCCTTGGTGTCTCGTGGCTGCTCTTTCAGTTCACGCTGAAGATTCGGTCACTACTGAAATAACAAAAACCGATACGCGACTTAGGGATTCCCCTGAGCCTCGTATCGGTTTATTTCGTCAGTGCTTCGCCGTCTTCACGGCAACCGTAGTGCCTAGTACCGCTCCAGCTACGGCCGGTATCAACAGCAGATGGTCGCTCGTGTAGCTAATCTGAGCGAAGCCGCCGAGCATGATGATAAGCCCTGCATAGCCTCCAGCGCTCCATGCTCGCTTGTTCGTCATCGCGTAGGTGTACTTGGCCCATACGAAGTCGAGGACGAATAGCGCGATGAAGACGCCTAGCCAGAGCATCAGCCGATCAGGTCCGCAATCTTCGCACGAGCGTTGTCAGCCTTCAGGGCTTCCTCGACGTGCTCCTCACGTTCTGCAAGGAGCTTTGCAGCCTCCTCAGCCTTCTTGATGGCCCTCTCGCGCAGAGCCTTTGCGTGCTCCTCAAGGTCCGTCACGATGCTGCCAAGCGACGAGACGATGCGATTGAAGTTGTTCGGAGCGCCGATGAGCGCCCACTTCAGATTGAATCTCACTTGTCGTTACCCTTCTTTCGAGCCGACTGCTGCGGCTTGGAGATGTTACTTTCCTCCGATGGAGCCTTAGTGGCCTCATCGGTCTTTTGCGCACCCTGCGTCACGAAGTCATAGAACTTCTGTGCTTCAGGAATTGTGTTGGAGTTACCCGGCTGGTCCACGGCGAGCCGTAGGCATTGCAAGCGGATAGATTGGTCAGCGTTCATGGTTCTCGGTATCCCGGTTCTTCAGAGTGGATTTGTCCACCAGAGTTCTTGTCGCGGCGCATGGCGACAGAGACAGCTTCAATAGCCGTCGCTCCCATCTCCATTGCTCCATAGGCGAAGTCCGCTCCTGAGCCGAACGCAGCGAACTGGTCCGTCACGTAGGAGAAGTCCCCCTCGCCTTCATAGGTCTTCAGGGTCCCGTCAACCTCAACGAGGACGGCGATAAAGCCTCCATCGTTGTCGAAGTCATACGCGGGTAATGGACCGCCTTCCTCCAATGCGTGAAGCATGGGAGCCTCATAGGCATCGTTGCCTGCCAGCGCAAATAGAGCGCCGTCAGACAGGCGATGAATCTTAGTCGTCTTGTCGTTGACAATCAGGTGTCCTGACGTGCTTCGACCGTCAGCGGCTAGAACGCCGTCACGGTACGCAATCGTTGTCATTCGCGTTCCAGATACCGAACCAATGATCCTACCTTGAGAGACAGGTCCGTGAGGTCCTTGTCGTTCACGATGGTCCAATCAAAGGCATGCCTGTCGAGGAGACCTTCCGCGATAGCGCCGTTGGGTGCCTTGGCTCCCGGTCGCACGAGCTTCACGCACGTTCCGCCCATATCGCGGATCATGTCGAACTCGTTCGGGAAGCGCATGTCGTCGAAGATCACTGAATAGGACTTCAGAGCCGCCTCAGCGTTCTTCCGCGCCAGCATGGTCCACAGTTGAGCGTTGACGCATTCACGTCCCCACTTCGTTCCGATGGTCTGGAGCATTGACCGCAGCGTGACACCAAGTCCAGGAATAGGCTCGTTGTCCTTCCGCTTGTCCTTCATCCACGCCCACGTCTCAGCCTCGCTACCGATGAAGGGAGCCGCAACCTGAACAACGAAGTCGTAGAAGGGACCGGCGAAGGCCATCGTGCGCCCAAACATCTGCTCAGTGAGCATGTTGGACACGGTAGACTTACCCGACTGCATTGCAGGCGAGTAAATCCCGATGAGCTTCTTCATCAGTTCGGAAAGACTTCCGCCGCAGCGGCCTCGTAGGCGTTCGCCCTACACGCCGCGTCGTAAAGCTCGTTGAACTCCGCAGGCACGTTCAGAGGCCAGCCCTGATACTTCTCCGAAAGGCGCTTATAGCGCTTCAGAGACCTCTGGACCCCTGCGACCGTCTCAGCCCTCGTGAGCGTCAGGCAACGGTGCTCCTTGTCGTAGGTGTACGATGGAGTGCTCACCACGCCCATGAGGTCGTAGCCGATCTGACACAGCCCGAAGTCCACACGCTCAATGATATCGGCCGGGTTGAACGTAGGGTCCAACTGGACGAAGTTGAGGTCTGGCATCCCGGTCAGGGACGTGTAGGTGAAGCTCTCGATCACTTCGCGCGCAGCATCGATGTAGGCACCGTTACAGGAACGGGAGTAGCTGTAGGAGCCTTGCAGGACCTTATCGAGTTCGGTCCAGTTCACTTCACCGATGAAGAACACATCGAAGTCCTTCACAGGCCGTCCGTTGTCGTAGTCGCGGATAGCGCCGCCAGCGAGATAAGCAGAAGGCAGCACTTGCCGCACCGTGGACATGAGTTGAACCCATGGTCCCGGCAGAACGATACGTGTATCCATTAGTCCTTCAGAGTTTCGATGAAGTTCATAGCGTCGAGGACGCCATTAGTGTTGCCGTTGACAACATCGTCAATCATGCCAGCGGTGAGGTCCCGCAGCTTCTCGTCAATGATACGTGCGTCGGCCTCGTTCTGTGTGCGTCCATACTCTGCGTATGGCTTCACACGGTTCACGAAGATGTTCACGTTGTCATAGCGCGAGAACAGGTCCCAAGCGTGCTCAGTGCAGTGCTTGCGGTAGGTGTCCTCGCCAGTGACGTAAATCTCAGCGAGGGGAAGCGGACTGTCAGTGATGATGTAGTCCACCTTGCCTACAAGGCGCTCAAGGCGTTCGTTCTGGAAGTTGGTGACGTACTCTTGGTCATTCAGTGCCGTCCAGCGCTCAGCGTAGACAAGCTCCTTCGCGAACTCCGTAACCAACTCGACCTTGTAGCCCTTCGTCTTCATCATGAAGAACAGACCGGCCGCGAGAGTGCTCTTGCCAGCGCCGGGACCAGCCCAAAGATTGATGACCTTCGTGGTGTCGTAGGGCTTCTGACCGGGCTTCAGTCCAGTCATGCAGCAGGCAGCAGGGTTACAACGTCCCGGCTTCCTGACGCAGTATCCAGCGTTCAACCTACGACTTCCGCCCACTTAGGGTTAGAGGTCTTGATGAAGTTGTCGATAGCCTGCGCGGCCTTCTTCGGCGTGATGGTGTTCCAATCCTTGTCAGTAGTTGGATAGAACAGTTCATGGAGAGGACTGTATGGCTTAATGCCGTAGACGAACGACGCGGCTTCGTCCTTGTCCATCCCTAACTCACGAGCCACCCATCCACCAATGCAGGCGACCGTGCCGCACTCGTGCGTTTCACAAGCTGCCGACATGTTGAACAGAGGCTTCCGGCTCTTGTTCTCTGCGTTGAACTTTGTCGTCTTGACGTGGCGATATCGACCGGATGCCAGTCCATCGCGAACCGCCTTAAGCGCCTTAAGTTCTTTGCGCTCTAGTCCGAGGTCTTCTGCCTTCATGCTTCTCGTCTCCATTTGATGAAATTGCGAATGTGGATTGCGAGCATTGCTGCGTTGACCGGCAGCAATCCCCAAAGGTCGTACAGGACCATGATGAGCCACCATGGCACTTGAGCCGCCATGCCGAGCACAGGACCCCAAAGGCGCTTGTTGCCGTATTGGAATTGTCCTGCGATGGTCAGGGCTGAAGCAGCTATCTGGATAGCGAGCTTTATGGCGTCCAAAGGATCGGCTGTTTCTTCTTCGCATCCCAATCGCTGTTGCGGAGGATGCGAGCCAGCCGTGCCTGCTTGATGGCGTCAGCTTCCGTGAGGCCCTTCTTGACGTAAGCGGCTACAATCTTGTCCCATCGGGAAACCAAGCCAGCCTTCTCAGCGTCGGACTGCTCCAGCAATTTCTCAGCCTTCTTAGGACCGCAACCGGGAAGACCCGGATAGCCGTCAGCCGTATCGCCTACGAGGACCTGATAGAAGAACCAGTAATCGGCCGTGGTCTTGTCGATCTTCTTGACAGCCTTACCATCGAACAACGTGCAAGGAATGGTCTTCATGTCCTTGTCCATCGAACAGATGATGGTGTTGCTGTCTCGCGTGGCGAAGATGCCCATAACATCGTCGGCTTCCAGTCCATCATGCTTGAAGGACGGATAGTCCGCTTCGATCTTCTCAAGCACGGCGGAATACGCCAGAGGCTTTCTAGTCCCCTTGCGGTTCTGCTTGTACGTTGGGTCTACATCGTAGCGGAAGTTGCGACCGGCGCTGATGCACATGAGAACATCATCGGTGTCGAAGCGCTTTGTAAGGCGGTCAAGCGCGCGCTCTACATTGACCATCGCTTCGTCGGCATTCGATATAAGGAGATGGTTCCCCTCGTCGCTGTCATCGCCTGTACAGGCTGACCAACGCACATCCTTCTCAACGGCGGCACATGACCGATAAATAATCAGGTCCGCGTCGATAAGGAGCTTAGGCTTCTTCAGTTAATGCCTCTCTGTATTCCCTCATTGCGTAGGTAGTGTACCCTACATAACGACGCTCAATGGTTTCCAACCAGCGACAGTCACGACTGCCAACCCTCACAGGGAACCACGCGAACCATCGGTGCCATTGGCGACGTGCGATGCGCTTCTCGTGGGCAGTAGGTCCGCAGTTAAACCTCATAAACCCTCCAGTACGTCGAAGGATCGAGGATCACGCTCCAATAGATGAACAGGAGCATCAGTGACCGTATGTCGAGGCGACGAAACCAAGCCATGCAAAGAACAGAACAAGCGCTGCTGCTGCAAGACCAGCTAGAATGCCGATAATAAGTAGAACCGTCATATCTCACTCTCGTTGATGATACGCAGCCCGGTACTAGTGATGTGCCATGTGCGGCCATATCGATTCCCGGCGATGCGAGTTGTGATGAGACCTCGCGAAGCAGCCATAGCCACGTAAGCGGCCTTGGCTCTCGCGAAGTTGCATTGAAGCGTGAATGGTGCTCGCCAAGCGCGACGAAGCACCTTCAGCAGTTGTTGGTCGTCAGTGAGTGTCGGCCCAATTTCGTCCGACCTTGTACTCGCTCGCGAGAGGGACGCGGAAGCCGAGCTTGATACCCGTTTGCTTGGCGCACTCAACGAGCGTCTTACCGATTTCTTCAGCGATGCTCTCCTTACACGCTATCTGGATTTCGTCGTGGACCCACAGCATGAAAACGAAGTCGCCGTCCCATCCCCACTTGTAGCCCTTTGCGATGAGCGTTTCGTAGGCCATGACAATCCACGTCTTACAGAGGATTGCTTCGGCGCTCGACAGTGCGAAGTTGAGAACGGAGTGGTCCGATCGACACGGGACCCAACGCCCATCCAGTCCGGGGATGTGACCCTTCCATGGATGCTGGTAGCGCAAGATCGTCTTGAGCTTCTGTTGGAGCTTGTCGAGGTTCAGCTTCTCGTCAAACTTCTTGCGGACGAGCTTGCCAACGGATGTGTCCGACTGTCCATCTCCGAAGAACTTCTCGTAGACGAACGCGAACGCAGGGTTCTTGTTCTTGGCAGTGGTCGTGCAGTCTCGAACGATGGCTCCAGACTTCTTCTCGAAGCAGCCGAAGATGTAGGCATAGCCGAACGTCTTGGCTCCCTTCTCGCGAAGGATTTCATGAAGCTCGCTATGCTTGTCACGAGGCTCGTCAGGCTCCACGAGGCCCATAGCTTGCGCATGAGACCAGTGAACGTCGCCTTCGGTGACAATCTTCGAGTACGCTCCGTTGTCGAACGGATAGAGATAGTGTGCCAGCCCTCGAAGCTGGAGACCGCTCATGTCGGCACCTACCTGAACGGCAGGCTCGCCTCCAATCATGCAGCCGTTGGGTCCAAACAGGACACGGCACTCTCGTCCGTATGGGGACTTGGATGCAGGGACTTGACCCATATTAGGGCTGAAGTGTGAAGCCCGGCTGTGAACCGTCCCCATCGTGTCCATTGCTCCGTGCATCTTGCCATCGGAGCCGACCTTCTTGAGCCAAGCGTTGTCGCCATCGGCAATCTGCCCAAGGCGCTTATCGAGCAACAGGTACTCAACGAGCTTACCAGCTTGTGGGTACTCATCAGCAATCCCTTCGAGAACCACGTCAGACAGTTCAGCTTCGCCTGAGTTCGTGAAGCTCTCAGGCTCCCAACCAAGCTCCTTCAGCTTCTTGATGATGTGACGCCGCGAGGAAGGGTTGAACGTGACCTTCTCAATCTGCGTCATCGGAGCGCCAGCCGTGTAACCGAGCTTGGCGCTGTCCCGCTTAGGCGTCCAATAGCGCGCGACAGGATCACCACTGACTTCCATCGGCCGATCGAACGGGAAGCACTCCGTTAGAAGCTGCTCCATGTATTCGACCTTCAGGGCCTTGGTCTTTGGTTCAAACCAACTACCAAACTCCGCGATGAGGTCCTTGCCGATGATGTGCTGCTTACCGAGCAGAGCGATGTGGAGTTCCTGAGCAGCCTTCTCATCGAAGGGACAGCCCGCCTCCTCCATCATCCTCGTCAGCATCGCTACACGGTGCTCAAGCTCGATGGCTTCCTGAGAGTACGCATCCGGGTTCAAGAACTTCCAGAGCACGTCCTGCGTATCCACGTCGCCTATACAGCGCTCGTGCATCTCAGGCGTCCACTTGGACCAGTCCTCGATATCTGCATGTAGCTTCGGTCGTCCAAGGCGGTGTCCCCATGCTTCGATGGAATGCTTGCCGTGGAGCTTGCCGGGGAGCTTCCCACGCTTCACGAGAGCCGTGTCCGCGTCCTTCTGACCAGACTTCATCAGCTTGGCGATGATGTAACTGTCACGCTTACGCTCGATAGGCAGCTTGAAGTCGTGCAGCTTCTCAAGGACCGGGAAGTCGTAGCCGAGGCCGTAGTGTGCGATAAGCACGTCAGCCTTGCTCAGAAGCTCCATGCCCTCTGCGATGGCATCAGGTCCGTAGTCGAACTTCTCACCTGTATCAACGTCTTTGGCGGCAATGCAGTGAAGCCGCGTTACAACGTCGAGGAAACCATTTCCCTCAACGTCAAAATGAAGTCGCTTCAACTACACTCCTTGTAGAAGGTCTTCAGGATGTGCCGGTCCAAGAAAAGCACGTCAGGATGCTCACTGAGACCATCCCAACCAGACGCGACGACCCAATAGCGAACATGATCTGGAAAGATCGACCACATCATCTGAGTTGCACTCTTTGAGTATTCGGACTTGAATGGCGTTCGCAGCGATGCTGAGTGGAATCCGAGGCTGGCTCGATCAGTAATGCACACCTTGTCCGGTTCGATGAGACCAGTGACCAGCGTACAGGCAGAGATACAAGGACCGTCGATGACGACCTTGGCTCCGGTCTGTCGAAGCATCGTGTACTTCTCAATGTACTCGTCTATAACGCCTCCTTGGTCATATGTTATGATGTAGGAGGCTGACGCAGGCGCAGCAGCGCCCATGAGAGCCAGTGCAAGCACCAGCGCCTTAAGCAGCTTCATGTTGTCCTCATTGTGTGGAGCGTTTAGCCCCACTGAGAAGCCATCGCGTCTGCGATGCCCTGATACGTGAGGCTGCGAATTGCCCATCGGTCCTCTGAAGGACCAAGGCGGTTCTGTCCGCTGTCTGTCTGGTTCGCCCAACGCTTCTTGCCCTCGTAGGGACCGGAAGCGACGATGCGAGGCTCAATGACCTTCGTAGGCGTGAGCAGCGGTAGGTTCTTCAGCCAAAGGTGCGTGGCTTTGCTGGCATCGTCTCCGAACTGGTACGGCTGGATCATCTGGTCACGCTTACGAATGCGTGTGCCGATGCAGCCCTTCGGGTTCTCAAGAGCGATGCGAGGAATGGGAGCAGCGAGGAGTTCACGAACGAACTCCAGCGCTTCTTCCGTGAGTGCTGCTCGTCCAGGAACGCGCTTGTTCCAGTGCAATCCCGATGAGCAGAGGTACGTGCAGGGAGGATGGAATATCGCGAGGTCCCATCCGTCTTTCAGGATGGTGCGAACGTCCACTTGGAGATGATATCCCGATGCCGCCAACAGGTCACACGACCAAGCGTCGTGTCCCCGCTTCCTGAAGGCGTCTCGCACTCGTCCGCTGCACTCACAGCCGACGAGGACCCTCATAGAACTCTTGAGGGCTATTGGTCCTTACTTGTCTGGTCGTGTCCTGACAAAGCGTGGGTGCCGGAACTTCCCGTCATCGGTCAGCTTCATGCACTCCACTTCGATTATGGTGTCACCCTTGGTCCGCTCGAAGCGGTGCTTCCACCACTCCTCACGTTCAGCATCGGTAAACCCGGTGCCTACCTTGCCCATAGGCGTCATCAGAGCGCCCATCCGACCTTCATGCTTTCCTGTACCGGCGAGCATGTCAGTGACAGGAACGTCATAGGTTTCGGTAGGCTTCACCTTAAGCCATGTGTGCTCTGTGAAGTAATTCAGTCCACTCTCTGTAGGCAGAACAACTTCCTGCCTAAGAACGAGACCTTCATAACCCTTCTCGATCACACTGTTCATCAGCGAAGTGATTTCCGCTGCTGTTGGGTCCTTCAGGACCTTGAGCTTTAGACGACCATCAAGAGGGTGAAGGCCGTACATCTGATGCTTGTGCACAGGCCGAGGTTTGGTGCTCGCCCTTACACGCTCGATGGTCTCCTTGAAGCCTCCGCAGTAGACCTCGCAATCCACAGGACCACTGGAGTAACGCGGAAGGTTGTATAGAGGCGTACCACGCCGACTTATCCACTCAGTCCCGTTCCAGAGCGCCCTCACGCCATCAATCTTAATGGTGACTTGCCAGACGCCCTTAAGGTCCTTACCGGACCAGTTCTTCGCCTTAATCACTTACGGCGCTCGAAGATCAATGCGTAGTCCAGTCCATCGTTGAACTTGATGATCTGTTCAGGGGCGCAAATGTCCATCCACGCTTCCGCTGGCAGCAGTCGCTCGTCTCCGAACGTAGGTTCGTCGTAGAGACCGGGAACGTAGTGGACCTGAACTCGTGCATGGCTGTGAGCACGGATCACGTCGCGGATGGTGTGGTCATCGAAGTGCTCAAGCATTCCGTGGCTGTGAACCACGTCTGCAAAGACGGTTGGGATGCGCTTGGCGTCGAGGTCGATCACGCTGACGTTGGACTTATCGAAGCGCTGCGAGAGAATGCGGCGCATGTCTTTGTCCTTGTCAGACGCAATGAAGGTGACGGGATGGATCGGATAGTGCTCAAGGAGCGCCTTCGTTATGGTCCCTGTCCCTGCTCCCAACTCCAGAACCGTGTCACCCAAATGAATGCGGTGAGCGATTTCGCAGATGAAGGGTGCGTAACGCTGCTTGGCGTAGTTCAGGTAGTCATCTCCGTGACGACCCTCATAGAAGGTCGCCCAAGCGGATTGTGCTTGTGCCTGCATGATTGCTCCTTAGAGCGCAGGCATACTCGCGACTTCGAGCCAGCCTGTGCTTCGGTTGTAGTTGAGTGTGTCAGCCGCTCCGGTGTCTCCGGTCTCACGGCACTTCAGAACGCGGATCGTGGATTGATCCTTCGTGTCATCGTCTGCTTGCTGGTTGCGTTCGAGCGCGACCACGTTCCACGCCAACTGCTCAAGAGCCGCAGAGCCGCGAAGATCACTCAGGGAAACCTGACCGCCTTCGTTGAACTCTTTGCCTGAGACGCGCTTGAGATGGACGACCGCGTTGATACCGACGCCGGTTTCAGATGCGAGCGAACTGAGCCGCGTCATCAGAATGTCGATATCCTTGCGCTCACCTTCGCTTCCGCTCTCGATGCCCGATGTGACGATGCTGATGTGGTCAAGGTTGATGAAGTCCACCTTGCACACCTTCGCGAAGTACCGGAGCTTCGATACGAGGTTCTTGCTATCGAGGGAGCCGAAGTGATTGTAGAACCACATGCGCTCCATCATCTTCCGCGTACTCGCCTCGCCCTGCTCATCTGTGATGATGTCAGGATACTTCTTGAGGTTGCGGAGCTTCCGAAGCGGGATGCTGTTGTCGAGCGCCACGTAAGCCTGAGCCGTTGTGACGTTCTTCTCCTCCAGGAACACGTTGGCGATGGTCAGTCCGTGCTGCTGATGGAGGTT